ACGGTCGACCTTGTCATCAAAACCGATGATAACGATGACGGCACCTTCGAGACGACGTGGGCGGCCACCGACCGGGAGTTGCTGCAATTCGGTGGGGACATGGCGAGTATGTGGTCGGCGCCGTATGACACGATCGTGGCGGTCGGGTCGTACTACTTCCCGACGTACCGCCGCCGCTCGCGTGTCGTCGAAGTCGCTGCCCGGTGGGGTTGGGCTGCTGTCCCGCAAACGGTGGAGACGGCGGCGTTGTTGTTGTCGGCGAACCTGTGGAACCGCCGTTCGGCCCCCGAAGGCGTACTAACGGACGAGTTCGGCGCGGTGCGCGTGAGCAACATGATGTTCAACCGGCTCACCGAACTGGTTGGGACGCTGCGACGCGTCGAACGTGTCATGGGCATCGCCTGATGCCGTCATTGCGCGACATTCGGATGTCGTTGAAAGAGTCGCTCGGCGCCCTCGACGGCTTCGAAATCTATGACGTGATCGTCGATAACCCGCATCCGAACTGCATCGAGATCGTCCCCACCGACGGCGTGACGTCGTCGTTCAGTCGCGGCGTCATCGAATGGGACTTGGAGCTACGAGTCAAGGTGCGCGGCATCGACGACATCGAGGGGCAGGGCCAGTTGGATGACGTGATCTCCGCACCAACGAATTCGATCCCGGCGATCCTGTTCGCGAAACCGACCGCCGGCCAAGACCCCAACGAATCAACCGCCGGCGCCAACGTGAGCTTCACGATCTCGGATCAAGGCGTCGGCGATTACGGCGCCGATATCGCCGACGGTGGCCGCGTGTATCGCGCGACGTACCGGGTACATGTCCTCGCGAAAGGAACGGTCTAGATGGCGACGTTCGTCAATGTCAGTAAGCGGATCTACGTCGGTCACCTCGACTTGTCGAACTCCGACAAGGCTGACTTCGGGACGATCACGGTGCAATCCGTCCGGTTCACGTCGTTCAACGCCGGCGGCTTTGAGGAGTTTAAGCCGGGGCTCATATCCGGCGAGGTTACGGTCGAGGCGTTTCAGGACTTCGCGGTCGACGTCCTCGACGACGAATTGGGTGTAGCGGCGTTGGGTGCGCAGTATCCGGTGACCGTCGCGCCGAACGTGTCCGGCACCGAAACGGCCGGCGACGTGTGCTACTTCACGCGAGGGATCATCTCGCAGTACGGCCCGATTGTCGGTGCGAAGGGCGACGCTGCGAAAGCGACGCTCACCGTCCCGTATGACACGGTCGCGGTGCGTGGCGTGGTCGCCCACCCGAAAGCTGCCCGCACTGTTACTGGCAACGGCACCATCATGGCGTTGACCGGGCCGACCTCGTCGCAGCGTCTGTACGCGGCGCTGCATGTCACCGCGTTCTCCGGGTTGACGAACGCAGTGTTTACGGTGCAATCGGATGACGCGGTCGGATTTCCGAGCTCGGCGACGCGGTTGACGTTCGCGACGATCACCGGGACCGGGTCAGAGTTCGCGTCGGTCGCGGGGTACGGCGCAACCGAAACCCACCACCGCATCGTCTACACGCTGACCGGCACGGGAAGCGTCACGTTCACCATCGCCATTGGAGTCCTCTAGAAAAAATGGGCCGGGCCCGGCCTTAACAGCAAGTCTCGAAGTATCCACAACAACCAGAGCCGTCTTACCGAGGCGGCTCTTTCGCGTACAGAAGGAGCCCTGCGTGGCGACCCTAGTTTTGACCAGCACGATGACCCTTTACGGCACCTCTTGGACGGGCACGGCGCCGGGCGCCGGTAACCCGACTGTGTCGGGGACGGTAGCGTCGTCGACCGATTTCTCGGACCACATCAAGCAAGTGAATATTGATTTGTCGCGTGTCGCGGTGGATTTCACGAACTTCGGGTCGGGTGGGTTCGTGGAGAATAAGCCGGGTCTGATCGACGCTGCGGTGTCGGTTGATTTCTTCGGCGATTTCGCGGCGTCGTCGATCGATGTGACGTTCGGTCCGCTCGTTACGGCGGGGACTTTGGTTTTTTTGGATATCAAGCCGACGAACGCTGCGCGGTCGGCGACGAACCCGTCGTATGTGTTCGGTCTGTATTTGGCGGGTTATCCGGTGGTGACTGGTGGGCCTGGCGAGGCGGCGATGGCGACCGTGTCGTTCATGTCTGCCGGCAAGTACGCGCGTCTCACGGCGTAGGTGGCACTGAACGCTGGCATCGAAATACCTGGGTTGGCGGCGTTCCGTCGCGACCTGAAAAAGATAGACGACGACCTCCCGAAACAACTCCGAGACGAGCTGGTTGTTGTCGGCAAGGAGGTCGCCGGCGACGCGCAGCGGCGTGTCCCGTCGCGGAGCGGTAAAGCCGCCGGTTCGATTCGTGCTGGTGTGTCCGGCAACAACGCCTACGTCGCGGGCGGGAAGAAATCGGTTCCGTATTACGGGTGGCTCGACTTCGGTTCGCGCACACCACGGAGCGGTAGGCCGCGTTCGGTTGGTCCGTGGAAAGGAAGCGGTGGCGGCCCGAAGCAGGGCCGGTTCATCTACGCCGCCATCGCGGAGAACCGCGAGCACATCACCAAACGCGCACAGCAAGCGTTCGACAAGGTCGCAGACGAAGCACTGAAACGAACCTACTAAATCTACCTTCCTGCCCAGGAGAAAACCAGTTGATACCGGACCTCAAAATTACAGTGAAATACGGCAACGGCGGCTCGTCGACTGTTGACGTGAAACCACGTTCACAGATCGCGTTCGAACGAAAGTTTGATGTCGGCATTACCGCTGCGTTCGGCGCTGCGGAAGGGCTCCGGTTCGAACACATCTATTTTCTGGCGTGGCACGCCTCGAAGTCCTCGGCCGACTTCGACGACTGGCTCGACACGGTCGACGGCATCGACTTCGAGGTCGGCGCTAACGCGGACCCTACCCCCCCGGTTCCATCGGATGGTCAGTAGCTGTCCTTGCGTACCGGTGGAAAACAACGCCAAACGTCATCCTCGACCACGAACCGGAATGGATAGCAACTATGTCTGAGGTCGTCCGGGTCGCCGACGAGGAACAAGAAAGAGCTAACCGGCGTGGCCGATAGCACCGTCAAGGTCAACTTTATTGGTGACGCTTCGTCGTTGAAGCGGTCGCTCGACGACGTTGATCGGTCGGTAGCGAACGCGGGGTCGAGTTTCTCCGGTTTCGGGAAGACCACGGCGGCGGTGTTCACGGGCACCGCGATGCAGGACGGCGTAAAGCGTCTGGTGTCCGGGCTAGCGGATGTGTCGCGAGAAGCCCGCGAGGACGAACAGGCCGCCGAGCAACTGCGTAAGGCGTTGCAGAACTCGACCGGCGCGACCGACGCCCAAGTCAAGTCAATCGAGAAGTGGGTTGGGCGGACCCAGAACGCTACCGGTGTCATGGACGACGACCTGCGTCCCGCGCTCGGCAACCTGGTGCGTGCTACCGGCGATGTCGGCAAAGCCCAAGACCTGATGGGCCTCGCGATGGATATTTCGCAGGCGACCGGTAAGGATTTGACGGCGGTTTCGTTGGCGTTGGCGAAGGCGCACGAGGGCAACGTCGGCGGTTTGCAACGGCTCGGCATTTCGATGAAGGGCGCGAACGGCGAAATGTTGCCGTTCAGCGAAGCGACAGCGCAGCTCTCCGAGTTGTTCGGTGGTTCGGTCGCGGCGAACACCGAAACAACAGCGGGCCGAATGCAGATTTTGCAGGCCCGTATGGCGGATGCACGCGAAGAAATCGGCGCACGGCTGAACGTGGCCTTGTTGGCGTTCGCCGATTTCATTCAGCGACGCGTCGTCCCGGTCGTCGAGGACCTCGTCGCATGGTTCCGTGAGCATTGGCCCGAGATACGCCAAACCGTCGAAGACGTGATGCTCCGCGTCCGCGAGGTCATCGAAACTGTCCTCGGTGTGATCCAACGGTTCTGGGCGACGTGGGGCGACGAAATAATGCAGGTCGTTCGCACCCTGTTCAACTTCGTTCGGTCCTTCATCGAAGCGGCGATGCTGACCATCCAGGGCGTCATCAACGTAATCATGGGTCTGATACACGGCGACTTCTCGCGTGTGTGGGAAGGCATCCGCCAGATATTCCAATCAGTGTGGGACGGCATTCGTGCCCTCATCGACTTGGCGCTCGGCCTGATGAAAGCAGCGATCTCGGCGGGCATGACGTTGATCTCTGGAATATTCGACGCGGCGTGGGAAGGCATCAAGCGTGTCGTCGGCGCCGCTATCGGCGCTGTGCTCGACGTCATCGGTGCGACGATGCAAGCCATCATCGCGGTGTTTCAGAACGCGTGGTGGGCGATGGAAGACATCGCCCGTTCCGTGTTGGAAGGCATCAAGCATGTCGTGTCGTCAGCCATCGGTTTCGTGCGCGACATCATCGAATCCGGCATGCGGATGGTGCAGTCCGTGTTCCAGTTGGCGTGGTGGGCGATGGAAGCCGCGGTGCAGAACAGCATCGGCACGGTGCTCCGTCTCGTCGGCGATTTGCCCGGTCAAATCCTCGACTGGATCGGCGATATCGGCGGTCTGTTGTGGAACGTCGGCGTCGACCTGATTAAAGGGTTCATCGGCGGTATCGGGTCGATGTTCGGCGCGGTGAAAGACAAGCTCGGTCAGTTGACTGGTGCGTTGACTGGTTGGAAAGGCCCGCCGTCGGTCGACAAGAAATTGCTGTTCGGTTCCGGCCGAATGATTATCGGCGGTTTGGTCGACGGCATGAAAGCCGAGGAGCGCTCGGTGCAGGGCTACCTGTCGGGGCTGACCGGCGATATCGGCGGGTTCGGTGTGTCGACCACATCGCTATCCGGCGGCGGTATCGGGGCGATGTCGCTCGCAACGGGTGGTCCCTCAAACGCCGCTTCCGGGAACGGCGCAGTGACCATCAATAACAC